TGGCAGAAGGATTGTGTGAACAATGCTTTCCAATTTTCTCACGCACAGCACGCAAAACCGCATGATGACCACCCAACAGCAAGGAAACAACAATGGCATGGAGCAGACTCGGCGACAACATCGCCACACACCCGCTCATGGCCAGACTCCTCACCTCATGCGACTTCGACCACCAACTCAAAAACGAAGCCTTCGGAGCACTCGTACAACTCACCTCCGCCAGCGCAGCCCACCTCACCGATTATATTGTCGAATACGGGCACATGGCCCAAGTCGCGCCGGGCCGTGAAAAAGTGATCATTGAGGTTCTTTCTTCTGCCGGGTTGCTTTTCAGAGACGAAGATCCAGACGGACGAAAAGTTTTGCGGATCGTTGATAACGTCGAGTTCCTCCATAACCGGAGCAAGGAAGAAGTTGAAATCGATCGCCGTCGTGCAGCAGACAAACGAAATCCAGAACTCATACCTGCAGTCCGTCATCGCGATGGTGACCAATGTCGATGGTGCGGGCGCACCGTGAATTGGAAGGACCGAAAAAGCTGGCGGGCAGCAACCATCGATTCACTCAATGCGCACAAGGAATCAACGGTGGAAACGCTCGTGGTTGCTTGCAAAAAATGTAATTCAAAACGCGGCGCAGGAGAAGAGCTTGAACTCCTTCCTGCTCCTGAAAAAGGAAAGGCCTACTACTCACGCCACACAGTTGATTTCATCAACAGCTCACACTGGGCCCAAGAGAGCGGAATCCAGATCCACACAGCCCAAACCGAACTTCCCATCGATACCTCGGCAGCGCCGTCAAGGCAGCAGCAGGAGAGCAAGGCAGCAGCGCCCGTGGTGGCAGCAGCGCCGACTCTTCGAGCAGCGCCGGATGCTGACGCGCCAAGTAGCGATGAAGCGGAAATACCGGATTGGGTAAGGGAAGCACTAATCGATAATGACACCACCAAGGCAGCGCCGGGTGGGGTAGAAGGTATGGCAGCGCCGTCAAGGCAGCAGCAGGAGAGTAAGGCAGCAGCGCCCGTGGTGGCAGCAGCGCCGACTCTTCGAGCAGCGCCGGATGCTGACGCGCCGACCCGAAACCATGTTTATAACGATTTGGTAAAACCTACGACGGATCAAGCACAAATCACAGATCGCCAGGGTGACGGATCTAGATCTCTCGGGACGGGACGGGCCGGGCAGAGACAGGCTGGGACGGCAAGGAAGCGCCGCAGGCGCAGAGGCCGTCGTGGTGGAAGGGAAGAAAAGAATGGATGATTGGCGCCTGAATGATTTTGGGAAAGCTTTATATCTTTTTGAAAAGCTTGGTCCTTTGCTTGATGACATCATGGCCCCTCAAGGGCAGGGTGTAAATGGGAGCAGTGGCTCTCATCGAGGTTCATCACGTCCGCCTTTGAGGATTCCCATTCTTGATCTCAAGATGGAAACGGAGAATCTTCTTGCTTTTTGGGCAAGAGCTCTTGCCCGTGAAGTCGGACAAGAGGTCGCACCGCATCATCGGCAGATTGCTAGTCTTGCTGCATGGATACAGGCGCGGCTCCATGTGTTTGCAGATGCTCCAGCTGCCACTATGGCTGCAGAAGAGATCATCGCTCAAGCTCAGTTGCTTGATTCAATCTTTGCTGATGGCACTCCGGTGGAAGGTTCTTGTAGAGAGATGGCTGCGGCATGCAGGCAGCGTGGGCATGATCTTTCAAAGAGCACTATCCACCGGTGGGTGCATGATGGGCTTATTCCTTCACGCATCGACAAAGGTGTCGTCATCGTGGCTTTGAAGGATGTTATGAGCAGACTGCAGTGCTCGTAGACTTGTGGGACACTTGTGTAGTAAGCTGACGCTCGTATCACCTGGGTCCAACCAAAATCATGTGGCTGGGCCTTTTGTCATGCTCAGGAGGTGTCATGGCGAGAGCGGGCTCAATTTGCTGCGAAGCAGGATGCCCAGAGCCGGCTAAATACCGAGGGCGATGCAGCGAGCATGCTCGTGCCCATGAAACACACGAGCGGAAAACTGTGGCAACGAAGATTGATGGACAACGAACAGCAGCCATTAGACGAGCAGCCGTGGATAGATGGCGGGAAATCTATGGAGATTGGTGCCCAGGCTATAAGTGCTACGGACATAAAGCCCATGATTTGACCGCGCAGCATACACAGGCTCTAGCGCTCGGAGGCGGCTCGGAGCAGCATCTGACGGTGCTGTGCCGGCGGTGTAACTCTCGTCACGCAGTGGATGTGAGGCGGGCGCTGGCATCCACTTACGGCAGACCCCAGGGGAGGGGCCCTCGACGGCTTTGAACCCCAGCCGTGGGGGAGGTCTCTCAGAGGTGCGAAGGGTTCAAAAAGTTCACTGAACAGCCGTTTTTTTGAACCCGACATGTTGGAATTGTGCCCAATGGGCGTGAGAGAGGAGGCGAAAATAATGTCGCGAGGCGGAGCAAGAAGCAGATCTGGGCCAGCACCAGATCCCACATCTGGCCGATCGGATCGACGAAAACTCGACGGAAAACTGCGTGCTCTACCCGCAGCAGGCTTTGATGGGAAACCTCCCGATTGGCCAATGCCAAAAGGAACCCCACGAGAGCGCTCTTTATGGAAGAAAATTTGGAAGTACCCACAAGCTACAGCCTGGATCAATGAGCCATGGCGCTGGCTTACTATCGGCCACTATGTTCGATGGGTCGTCAAATCCGAGGCTGCTGATGCCTCTCCATCGACCATGACACAGGTGCTCCGTCTAGCAGACTCGATTGGGCTTTCTCCTGCAGGCCTTCGTGAAAATGGCTGGGTGATCTCCGCATCCGAGACGGAAGGAGACGCGGCGCCGACAACCACCCCGCCACAGTCTCCGCAGCCTATCCGTCGGCTCCGCGCAGTAAATGGAGTCACAGAATAACGACTGGCTCATCACCTTCCCGACACTCGGCGACCTCTGGGATGCATGGGTGCAAGCACACTGCCTCATCCCAGACGGCTACAGACGCGGGCAAGCTCTCCAATGGAGTGATTGGCAATTTTGGTGTGCGGCTCAGTTCGGTCGCATCCGCGCCGGGTTGGAATGGAGTGGTGAGCCTTTAGGCAATCAAGCGTTCCAATATCGCCGAATGCAGGTGATTGCTCCACAAAAGACGGGCAAGGGGCCGTGGGCGGCCACGATGACGCTTATACAGGCGGTGGGTCCATCGGAATTTGATGGTTGGGCAGAAGAAGGTGAGGCTTATCGGTGCGCTGACTGGGGCTGCGATTGTGGCTTTGAGTTTCCTTACCAGAGGGGAGAGCCGAAAGGTCGCCCACACCCATCACCGCTGATTCAGCTCACGGCGACATCAGAAGACCAAGTCGATAACACGATGCGCCCATTGAAGTCGATGATCAAGATGGGGCCGTTGCATCATCTTCTAGCCACCCGAGGGGAATTCATTCGCATTCTCGGAGGGCTCGGAGGTGATGATGCTGATCGAATCGATGCTGTGACAGCTTCTGCTGACTCCAGGGTCGGTAACCCCGTCAGTTTCGTGCTTCAAGACGAGACCGGTTTGTGGAACAAGCGGAACAAGATGGAAAAGGTAGCTGACGCGCAACGCCGTGGCCTTGCAGGTATGGCTGGGCGTTCAATCGAAACCACAAATGCTTACGATTCGTCGGAACGCTCAGTTGCGCAAACGACGTTTGAATCGACGGCGTTAGACGTGTTTTGCTTTTACATCCCGCCGCCAAAAGGGCTGTTGTGGAACAGCTCTAAAGACCGCCGCCGAATCCTCGAAGCCGTCTATAAGGGCTCTCCATGGGTCAATATTGACTCGGTGCTAGCAGAAGCAAATGAGATTTCAGAGCGCGATCCAGAGCAAGCAGAGCGATTCTTCGGGAATCGGATTACATATTCATCAGGCACATGGTTGCCGACGAATCTTTGGGAGGATTGCTTTGCACTGGATCGAGAACCCGCCTGATGGTGAATCAATCTGTGTCGGATTCGACGGCTCTGAAAACAACGATTTCACGGCTTTGCGCGCTGAAACGCGTGGTGGATTCATTTTCACGCCGCGCTATGGGCCGGATCGTAGGCCTACTATTTGGAGTCCTGCAGAGTGGGGTGGAAAAACTCCGCGATCGGAGGTAATGGCCGCTGTCGATGAGATCCGAAACCGGTATCAGATTCAGCGGTTTTACGCGGATCCGCAAGATTGGAGATCTGAAATCGGGGAGTGGGCGCTGCAAATCGGCCAAGAACGTGTTTTTGAATGGCCAACCAACGCGATCAAGAGAATGTATGCGGCAATTTCTCGTTTTGAAATTGATTTAGCCAATGGGCGAATCACACATGATGGATGCCCCCTGACGGCGCTTGCAATGGCAAATGCGAAAAAAGTTGCAAAGCCTGGGCAGCAGTACGTGCTGGGAAAGCCTTCAGAGCATCAAAAAATAGATGCAGCAATGGCAACGATCCTCGCTCATGAAGCAGCGATGGATGCTCATGCAAAGCAATGGGAATCAGAGAAAACCCGCGTTGTCGTCTTAGGAAGGAGGAGAAGATAATGGATCTCACGAAGACGGAAGAAGAGCTCGTGAAGAAGCTGTTTATGAAGATTCAGAAGCAGCGTAGCCAGGACAAAATCAATGAGCGCTATTACAGAGGCTTGCAGCAGATCGGCAATCTGGGCATTTCCGTTCCTCCAGATGTGCAGCCTTTCGCCTTTCCGCTCAATTGGTGCAGGACTTATATTGATGTACTTGAAGAGAGGCAAGACGTCCGTTTGCTAATCCGTTCTGGTGAGATCACCGAAGACAAGGAGCTGCGCCTTGATTGGGAAGCAAATGATCTTGATGTGCAAAGCCACCTCGTCCATAAAGACTTGACGATTTACGGTCGTGCTTTTATCTCGGTGGCCGCTGATCCAGACGGTGGGCGTCCTCGAATCAGAGCAGAATCTCCCAAAGATATGGCTGCAATCGTTGATCCGCTTACAAGATCGATGACGGCGGCGCTGCGGATTTATCGCGATTCCATCGGAATTGCAGAGCACATGACGCTGTATTTGCCGGATTCCACAGTAATCATGAGCAAAAAACTGGGGATGTGGAAAGCAAAGACGCGGATCGAGCACAACCTTGGGCGCGTCCCGATCGTCATGATGATTAACCGCCAACAATCGGGATCATTCGAGGGGGAAACACAGCTCTCGGATCTCAAGCCAATCGTTGATATGGCTGGACGTGTGATGCTGCAGCTGCAGCTCGCGATGGAGACAACGTCCACACCGCAGAAAATCGCTCTTGGCGTCAGCGAAGAGGATTTCGTCGACGAAAACGGCGAACGACTCGATCCGTGGGACACATACTTGGGGGCTGTCTGGGCGCTTTCCAACAAAGGCGCCAAAGTGGAGCAGCTCGCAGGTGCAAGCCTGTCAGGCTTCCATGACACCATCAAGATGCTTGCCGAGCAGGCCTCAACAATTACGGGGCTCCCAGTCCGGATGATGGGGCAAAACACCGCTAACCCGGCAGCTGAGGGTGCTATCAGGGCTGACGAGTCACGCCTTGTCAAGCAGGTCGAAAGAATCAACTCCGTTGCAGGAGCAGGCTGGGCGTGGGCGCTTGGAATTGCCGAGCGCATCCGCACCAGAGAATGGTCAGCTGATGGCAAGATCCAGATTTTGTGGCGGAATCCTGGGACACCAACAGAAGCTCAGCAAGCAGATGCGATGCAGAAACTGACCGGCGGTAGGCCAACGTTATCGGTACGTGGAGCCATGAACGAAATGGGCTGGCCGCAAGCGAGGATCGACCGCGAAATCGAATGGCTCAGCCAAGAAGAAGCCGGAACACTTCTGCAGAAACTGGAACGTGACGCAGAAACGTGACAGCAAGGGGTGGTAAATGCACGACAATCAGTTCAGCCGTTTACCACCAGAACTACGCGCCGCAGCTGGCACACGCTCAGAAATCATAAGGGACACAGTCAGATGGGTATCAGCGGCATGGAACAAAAACCGGCCAATGGATCCATCAGCCTGGTTCGAGATCTACGCCGAAGAATTCACCAAGAGAGTCACAGAAGCACAGCTCGAAGCAGCAAGCATCGCCATCGGATCCGTCGACACAGCACTAGCACTCCAAGGCTATGACGGCACCCCGCTAGGACACGCCTCACCAGAAGCCTTCACCGGAATCACCGGCTCTGGGCAGCCAATCATGGGCCTCGCCTACGCACAAGGATTGCGTGTCACAGAAGCAATCGACAACGGCGCGACCGATATAGAAAGGGCAAAAATATGGAAATACAGCGGGCAAGTCCTCCAAATGGCAACGCAAACGGCAATCTCAGACGCATCGAGAATCGCTAAACTCACCAACCTCATCGCCCGCCCACGAACCACATGGGTGAGAATCGTCCGCCCACCGTGCTGCGCTCGCTGTGCAATCCTTGCAGGAAAACGCGGAGGAGCAGGACTTGGATTCCAACGACACCCAGGCTGTGACTGCGACGCAATCCCCGTATCCGAAGAAACATCGGACATGCACAAGCTGTGGATATTTGATGTGGATAAATATTTCGCACAGCTATCCGAAAAAGACCAAAACAAAATCTTCACCATCGCAGGCGCTCAAGCAATCCGAGACGGAGCAGACCCATCACAGGTCATCAATGCGCGCCGGGGAATGAAGGTTGCTGCAGATCGTTTTGGCACTCGCACTGTTATGACATCTGAGGGGACGACGAAGCGCGGTTGGGCTTCGACGTATCTGCGTCAGCAGTATGGCTCGAAGATGTCGAAGCGGGGGCGGTACATGCATACTAGCCGGCAGCGATTGATGCCGGAAGAGATTTACCACCTTGCAGGTGGTGACCGCGACGTAGCTGTGTCATTGCTGCATAAAAACGGGTTCTTGCTGGATGCATCGCCCACATTGGATTCTAAGCTCAACTTTTTTACGCGGGACAAAGCCGTAAAAGAAGCTACAGAGCGAGCTCGTGTGAAGCTGAAAGTGCGGCATGAAAAAGAGTTAAAGCGTGTAAAGGTCGAGGCTGGTAGCGGTGATCCGCCTAGTGATCCGCCAAGATGGTCGAAGATAGGTGGTGGTGATGATGAGATTCGGCGTCGGTATTTCGAGGATTTGCGGACAGCGGATAAGCGCGTGCCAATTGAACACATCATTACTGGGAAGGTGCGTAAGAACGTTATTCAGGGTGCTCATGA